CTGGTGTATAACCGCCACAGATATATCTAACGGAGAAATCCATGTCATTAACAAATGCTTTTGAGACAAGTACGCTTCAGTATTTGTTGACAACTGGTAGCGTAACCCGCCCGACAGCTTGGTATGTCGGCTTATTTACATCTGACCCAACTGACACTGGCGCTGCTGGCACTGAGGTTTCCGGCAACGGCTATACCCGCGTTGCTGCTACATTTAGCGTCACTAACGACACAGCGTCTAACACAGCGTCGATTGAGTTCCCAGCGGCCAGCGGTGGCAACTGGGGTACGGTAGGTTGGATTGGTATCATGGACGCGTCTTCTGGCGGTAACATGATTATTCATTCTGCGCTCGACACTGCCAAAGCTATCAACGATGGCGATGTATTCCGCATCCCAACGGGCGACCTTGATATTACGGCAAGCTAATGGCCTTGCGCTCCACATATAACTCAGGGGTTTTTAACTCTGGGTTATACGGCGAGCCTGAGACGACGCAGGGCGCTGTTTCTGCGTCTATTGGCGTTTCTGTATCTGCGTCTGCTGTTACGATTGTTGATGCGTCATCCTCCGCGTCCATTGCGTTTGTTGCGTCACAGCCAACTGGTGTGCGCGTTGTTGATGCGTCGGCCAGCATAAGTCTTGGCGGCATTGCAAGCGTATCTGCTATCACTTACGAAGTTATACCGGGCTTCCGTCCGGGTTATGGCTTAAACACTTACGGCTCTTATATTTACGGTGAGAACCGCAGTACGGAAGACGCCAGCGCAACTGCAAGCATTGCATTTTCTGTGAGCGTTGCTGGCGGGATTACGCGAAATGTGTCGTCCTCAACAGCAATTGCGTTTACGACGACGGCGCGTGGCGTTTATGACGTAGTTGCCTCATCTACTGCTGCTATTTCAATTTCTTCCGATATAGGGTATATCAGGATAAGAACTGTTGCGGTTTCCGACAATATTGCGTTTACGCCTGTAGTAATCGCAAGGTATAAGTGGGAAGAAGCACCCGACCCGACAACCATATGGACAGACGCATCTGATCCATCAACGACTTGGACAGAAGCAGACTACTTAGAGAGGGCCGCGTAATGCCTACGACAACGACAAATTATTCTTGGAATAAGCCAACCGTAGGCGGCGACGAAGACGCTTGGGGTGGTTATCTAAACGGCAACTGGGACAGCCTAGACACGCTGCTTGGCGGCGTTACGACTGCCGAGTTAAGCATCCTTGATGGCGCGACAGTCACGACGGCTGAGTTAAATTACGTTGACGGTGTTACCTCTGCAATCCAAACCCAGATTGACGCTAAGATGGGCGCAACCTACACTGGTGACGTTGACATCACAGGTGAGCTAATTGTTGACAGCTACAACGAAACTTACGCAGCGGTCACATCATCCAGCAACGCCACAACGGTCAACTGCGAGGCAGGCAACAGCTTCAGCCACACGCTAACAGAGAACACCACGTTCACCTTCAGCAACCCACCTGCAAGCGGCACAGCTTACTCGTTCAGCATTGAGATTATCCAAGACAGTAGTGCTTCTGGTTACACTGTCACTTGGCCCACAACTGTAGACTGGCCTGCTGCCACGGCTCCTACTCTGACAGCCACAGCTAGTGCCAAGGACATCTTCGTGTTTTACACCCGTGACGGTGGGACTAACTGGTATGGGTTCACAGCTGGTCAAGCTCTAGCATAAGGAGCTTCACACATGGCTACTAAAAAGAAAATGCTCCAAGCCGCTGCTGGTCAAGCTGGCGGTGGTGGTCTTGATATTGATGAGGTGTTCAACACTTATTTGTATACTGGTACTGAGGCTAGCACTCAAACAATAACAAATGGCATTGACCTTGCTGGCGAAGGAGGTCTTGTTTGGGCTAAGGCAAGAGATGGTTCTATAAATCATGTTCTTATGGATTCAGAGCAAGGCGTAGGTAAGTTCTTAAACTCTAATCAAACCTATGCGCAACAAACAAATAGTGATGGTATGAAGTCCTTTGATTCTGATGGATTTACCTTTGGCAACCAGACGGGAGTAGGGTGGTCAAATGACCATGTTTATTGGACATTCCGCAAAGCCCCTAAGTTCTTTACGATGGTTACATGGAGCGGAAACTCAACTATGGGCCGCACTATTAGTCACGATCTTGGGGCTGATGTAGGCTTCATACTAATAAAAGCAGTAGACAAGGTCGATGCTTGGTATGCTTTGCATAAAGACTCTAATATGTTGGTTCTAAATCAGACAACTGCTGAGTATACCAATGCTACAACGGCTGATTACTTTGGTGATGGGACTAATATTGTTAGGCCAACTAGCACTGAGTTTACTATAGGTAGTGACGGAGGGATAAACGGCACTGGCTATAACTACGTAGCCTACATCTTCGCACACAACGATGGTGACGGTGAGTTCGGTGCTGATGGTGATGCTGATATTATCAAGTGTGGGAGTTACACTGGTAATGGCTCTACTGATGGCCCTGAGATTGACTTGGGGTTTGAGCCTCAGTTTGTTATACTTAAGAGATCGTCTGGCACCGAAGATTGGTTAATGTTTGATAACATGAGGGGTATGGTTGTTGGTGGAATTGATCCAGACTTACGGCCTAATCAGTCACAGTTAGAGGGTGCTTTTCTTAACTACCTAGAACCAAACGCTACGGGTTTTAAACTCATAGACCCTAACAACCGTTCAAACGGCTCTGGTGACACCTACATCTACATGGCAATCCGCCGTGGCCCTATGGCTGTGCCTGAGAGTGGTACTGAGGTGTTCCACATTCAGTCACAGTCAAATGGGGATACTTACTCTGTAGGTTTTCCTAACGATCTAATCTTGCTAAATAAAACTGGCGGTAGTTCTGCAAACACATATGTTGGAAGTCGTTTAGCAGGGAATAACAAATATTTAGTTACTAGCTCAACGGCGGCAGAAGGATCAAGCACAGACCTTTGGTCTTTTGATTTACAAGATAGTTTTGACCAAGGTGCTAGTACGGCTGCACCGTGGGTGGGTTGGCATTGGAAGCGTGCGCCGGGCTTCTTCGATGCGGTTGCTTACACGGGCAACGGAACAGCAGGACGTACTGTAAGCCATAACCTTGGTGTTGCACCTGAAATGGTGTGGGTGAAGTGTAGAGATTTAACAAAGGATTGGATGGTATCACACTCAGTCTTGCCATCAGGTAAGTTCCTAAGGTTAAATGGTAATAACAGTATACTAAACTACGGTGCTAATTGGCGTGTTGATAGCGATGCCGTAGAGTTAACTATTGGAAGCCAAGACCAAGTTAATGGCAGTGGTAACACCTACATAGCCTACCTCTTCGCAAGCCTCCCCGGTATATCGAAGGTGGGGAGCTTTACAGGAAACGGAGGAAGTCAGACTATCGACTGTGGGTTTACGTCAGGTGCTAGGTTTGTGTTGATTAAGAGAGTAAGTGCTACCTCTAACTGGTTAGTTTTTGATACAGAAAGAGGGATCGTATCAGGAACTGACCCTTATCTTTTCTTAGACATAACAGATGCGGAAAATGCTTATGGTGCATTTGATGAGATAGACCCTCACCCAAGCGGCTTTACTTTTAATTACAATCCCGCAGGCTTTGCCCTTAACGGATCAGGATCAAAACTTATCTTCTACGCAATCGCATAACATCAACAGCATCACGAAAGGATCACTCTGATGGCTGAATATCGACACACAGAAACAGGCGAAGTTAAGACCCAAGGGCAATGGCGGAGCCACTACAGCAACGTCTCACTACCTCGGTCATGGAAGCAAGCAACACTGGATGGCCTTAGCCTAGAGGCTGTCCTAGCTTCACCAGCGGCTACAACTACACAGTATCAAACATCTGTGCGTGATGGTGTAGTTCAGGATGCTAACGGTAACTGGGTAGAGAACTACGTTGCTCAAGATATGTTTGCTGACACAACTGAGGATGGCGTAACAACCACTAAAGCTGAACATGAGGCTGCATATCAGGCGACACTTGATGCTAAGGTAGCTGAGAGCAATCGCACTAAACGTGATGGCCTGCTGGCTAATACTGATTACTTTGCATTGACTGATGTAACAATGGACGCTGCTATGACAACGTATCGTCAGGCGCTGCGTGACATTACAGATCATGCTGATTGGCCTAACTTGGCTGATGATGATTGGCCAACTAAGCCTTAAAGGGGGAGAAGGCACATGCCGTTAATCCCACTCAATATCCCAGCAGGGCAATACCGCAACGGCACTGAGTATCAATCTCAGGGCCGTTGGCGCGATGCAAACTTAATCCGCTGGCATGAGGGTGCGTTGCGCCCAGTCGGCGGTTGGCGTCAGCGCGGAAGCGTTGATTTGGACGGCGTAACTCGCACGATGATCGCGTGGGAAGACAACAGCGGTGGTCGTCGTGTAGCTTTTGGCACAGCCAACAAGCTATACGCTATGACTTCTGGCAACGCGGTGAGTGACATCACGCCAGCGAGCTTCACCACTGGGCGTGTTGATGCAACGTCCTTTACAAGCTATGGCGGCGGCGTTTACGGCAATAGCCTTTACGGTTTGCCCTCAGAGGACTCCGGCACTATTTTTCCAGCAACAACTTGGAGCTTGGAAAATTGGGGCGAATACTTGCTGGCCAATACGGCTGACGACGGCAAAATATACCAGTGGCAGCTTAACGCCGCAACACCAGCGGCAGTATTGTCAAATGCTCCAACGGGCTGCTCCGGCATGATGGTCACAGAAGAGCGCTTTGTGTTTGCGTTTGGCGCGGGCGGCAACCCTCGCAAAATCTCATGGTCTGACCGTGAGGATAACAACACTTGGACCCCAGCGGCGACCAACGAGGCTGGTGACATTGAAATCCAAACCAACGGCACAATCCTCAAGGGCTTGCGCACACGCGGGCAGTCATTGATCCTGACGGACCAAGACGCCCACACAGCCACATACAGCGGCCCTCCATTCGTTTATGGCTTTGAGCGCGTTGGTACATCATGTGGTTTGATTGCTGCCAACGCAGCTGCGTCAATCGACGAGGGCGTAGTGTGGATGGGCCAGCGCTCATTCTTTATCTA